TGCTACTTCTTCTTCCGTCCTGATTTCATGTTTGCGCACCAATGGTACATCCTCCCTTTTTCGCCACCTGCTTTGGCCTTCTTACGCAGGGATGTAACGCTTCCGCTACAACTAGCACCAGACTTTTTTACTCTGCCTGGTTTGCTTTTGCCTTTTTTCTTACCGTCAGCAAAGTTTTCAGTTATATTGTTATCTTTGCCAACTAGTTTTACACCACGCTGCTTTGCTAATTGTACAATTTCTTTAGTGGCCTTTGACTTCAGAATTTTTACTGCTACTACATAGTCCCATGGTATTGTTTCTTCTACTCTGTATTCGCTCTCAAAGTCACCGTTGTCGCCTTTAGCCCAATCGCCCGCTCCTGGTGTACTTTCCCAGTCGTCTACGTGTTTTTCAAATGTTTCCATCTTGCTTACTCTAGCAGTATCGATAACTATTTGTACTTCCGGATTGCCTGATACAATGTACTTTTGATCCGAAGTCATACTAAAATATTCATCTGGTTCACCTAAGTGTCCATCTCTTAACATTCCGGTCAATCCGCTTGCATATGTTACATGGAACAGATACTTTCCCAACGGCACATCTGATTCAGCAAAGTTTTCTGTAATCTCGTTAATCTTCATTGCTTACTCTTGCTTTTGGATTTGGATTAGATAACTTAAACAAGTCTGCGCTACCGCCGTCGGTTATTTTAAGTTTCCATCCTGTTTGACTTGCCATTTGTTGCGCAAATCTTTTATATAGTTTTACTCTGCTGTTACCTTCTTCTTCTCTTTTACTTCCAGACCAAACGATACTGTCAGCCTTTTTATCAAATTTATTTTTCCACCAGTCTTTTATTACAGCAACCACAGTAGCAAATATTCTAAATTCATCACCAGCGCCTGTTTTATCTTGTGAGAAATCTACTGAAAAATCTATGAACCAATTGTTATCAGTATTATCAAATGTTACGTCTAATCCGCTATCATTGGGCAAAGGTGCCGCTGCTACTTGGTAGTCTTCTTGTTCTAACTCCCAAGTATACGGATACGGATTATTCATTGATTCTTGTACGTTGCTTTCAGTTACAGTTTTATCCTTATATACAATGTTACCAATAGGAGATTCGATTTGTAGTATACGAGTTTTACCTTTAAACTTTACATCTCTATCAATCCTTCTTGCTCCTGAACCTGACTCGGCTCTTGGGTCAGCAATATCGGGGCTAACTTGTTTCATTAGTTTACCTAATAAGTCTTCCATAGTTTCTCTGAAAGTATCAAATGCATCAAACCCTACAGCATTCCAGCGGTCTCTAGCATCTTCGTGTTTACTAGCACCTTGTAATAACTTTACAGCCATTTGTTTTATTAAAACCGCCGCAGCTTTACGTGGCTGAGCTTTCTTACTTAATATCTTTACAGTTTCTTTTGCAATTAATGTTGATGCCTTGTCAATGTTTTTAATCATTTGATCAACTGCCCATCCTTGAGCAGGATAACTTAACCCTGAATACGGATCATCTGCTTTCTCTTGATTAGTACCAAAGTCTTTTGGTAGCCAGTCTGGGCGACTATTTGGAGCCTTATTTGATACATTAACCATAACCCTTTTTGCGCCATCACTAATTGCACCGACTATATCGTCTTCATCTAAATCAGCAGATCCCTTTACATATTGTATTGTAACTAATGCCTTCTCACCGCCGTGTGTTCCCACAGCTTCGTCAGCAATAAGTGCAGCAAACTCTTTATTATTAGCAACATATACTCCACCCATACTAGCTGTACTTGCTCCGTAGGTATCAACATCATATGTTTTTTTAGGAGGATTTGCTAAAAGTCCGTTTTTCATTATACTACGCACTAGATTAGTACTAGTACCGTGATACATAATCTCTGTTTTTTGCTGTCGACGTTCAGTTATTACTTCATTAATTTTCATTATGCTGTCTTTCAACTGGAAACTTCTTATTAGGCGTTTTAAAGTTTTTCTTTGCCATTACAGTTTTAGCAATTAATTGTAAATCATCGCCTTGTTTTTTAATTACAAAGGGTATATTAACGTCGGTAGATAAATCTTTCATTACAGCTTCGGCATTTGGATTTAAGTTTGCAATTGCTTTACCCCAACGCTTATATTCTTTGGCAAATAATTGTCCTAAATCTTGTACTGTAATATCTCTTTCGTTACGAGCATCGTTTACACGTTGAATAAAGTGATTAGTAAATTCTACATCAATCCCAATTTTAGAAAATACTCTATCAATTACTTTTTCAAGTGCATTAAGCTGCGGCGCACTTACTTTTTCGCTTGTAATTTTATTTGCAGCTTTTTCAGCACCGGGACCTTGCGGGTGTTTAGGATTGATATGTACAACATCTCCGTTCATCATATCACTTACGCTGGCACTACGTCCTACTTTATCTAATAGTTGATGTAGTTTATCATTAGAATCATATCCATCTGTTTCGTAGCCTAATTTGCCACGTACTTCAGAACGCCTACCTGTCTTAGTATCTTTAACATGTAGCACTAACATATTAGCATTTTTATCACGTTCTAAGCGTAGTTGATAACCTTCTTTTAAAATAACTTCGTTGATCTTCATTACTTTTCCTTAGCGTATGCATAACAACCTTCTGTAAAACTGTTACTACCATCGATTGGACACTGATTTGGATTTTTAATATTACGAGCTTTAGCCCAATTATACCCAGCAAGGTGTCCGGAGCAGTCTTTTGTACATGCATATCCTTTAAATCTTAATTCTTTTAAAATAACTTCATTTATTTTCATTGTACTAGTTAACCTGTTTACGATAATCCTGTGCAAACGTAAGTTCGTCATTTACTTCAAATTGCGGATCTCCGAACATTTCTTCTGCCATGCCTGAGTCTAACCATTTACGAAATTGTTTATACTGTTTAGCTTCCATAACAAACATTTTTCTATTAGGACGATATGCTTTCCAAATACTTGGAGCACTTTCTCTAATAAACTTTAGTAAACGTTTATTGCCTAATGTAAAATAAGTGGTGTAATCATATAATGGATCTGACCATTTCTTTGCATTAACACTACCGTACTTTTCACGTTTCTTACCACTACTTGATGGAGGTGTTGCTTTATTATCATCCACTGGTTTATATTTTACAGTAATTGTGTCATTACCAATCTTCTTCGCCCAGCTAACTAATTCACCAAGTTGCGGAAACTTTTCGGTTATTGACTCTGACGTCAGATATATTTGAATACTATTAGCATTAACAAATACCTTATCTTGTGCTAACTCTCTAACAATTTTAATCAGAGATGTTAAGTCATGTGTAGTTCCGTAATTTCTTTCAGCTGTACTAAACTTTAAATCTTCAGGAGTATTTGCAAATCCTGCCCATCCTACGAGTAATGGCTTGTTTGTCTTTATAGCTTTTTTTACACCAAATCGTAAGTATATGACATTACCGCTTTGATCTTCGTCAAGTGATTCGCCCATAACTTTATCTTTAAGTGCAATGCCCATCTTGTCTGCAAACTTCTTAACCTTAGCAACACCTTTAGCAGTTTTAAACATCATCTTAACTGCAAACACGCTCATTTTTGCTGCTGCTGCAATAGCTATAATTGTTTCTGCGCTTGGTAATGTTCCTAGCTCTTCTTTTACAGTGTCTTCCTTCATAACCATAGATGCTGACGCAGTAGCTAAACGAGTTAAGCTTTCGCTATACTGGCTGTTCATTACTACACCAGCAGCGCCTGCAAGGTCTTGAAATTGGGCTAACATGTTAGGTAAATGATAGCCAAAGAATGTGTCCATAAATTTATGATCAGCTGGAGTATACTGACTAAAATCTTTGTCAGCCATAGCTTCTGCTTTTGCTATTAGTTTTTTAAGAAATACTTCTGAATACTTTTCGGCTTCTTTTACCGAGTCGTCACTTTTCATCTTTGCTTTTGCAGCAGGCGAAAGTTCTACTTTGTCTAGTTTGAATTCTTTCTTCGCCGGCGTTTTTGCTTTTTTCTTTTCGGGGTATATTGGTTTTGCTTTTCTAGCACTAGTTGCTGACACAGGATTTACCATATATGATTCAACAATATCAAAAAACTTTTCACCACTGATAACAGTGTCAGCGTCTATACCGCACTCTTCAGTAAACGTTTCTCTATCACCGTTCTCTACCGCATCACGTAACGCAGTAGCACTTGCAATTCTCGGAGTACTAACATGTGTAATTTTAGAGAAGTTATAATGACCGTGATCATTACTTTCGCCATTATAGCGATCGATCGTTTCAAATACCCATGACTCGTCTGTATAAACTTTAAGTTCAACATCGCCGTGTTTTGCATATACATCAGCAGCCATTGCTAACCAACTATGTGCTTCAACAATATGTTCACTAACTTCTGGATGAACTAATTTCATTGCTTGTTCTTTAATTGCAAACGGTAACGGATCTTTGTTCTTGCCTTTTTTAATACCAACAGTATTAGGGTTAGTACCTACATACCAATGTGTATTTTCAGAACACATTTTCCATGCATTCTTGTGTCCTTTATGAGGAGGGTTAAATCTTCCAAAAATGATTCCAACTGTTTCTTTTTTCTCAATAAGTTGTCTAAGTTTCATGCTGGTGTCCACCTTTTCCTAGGTACGAGTTTAACATTACCAAATTTCTTTGTTTCTGCATCCGCATATCGTACTCTACCTTCTCCGTTTGTATCCCAAATATCACCCTGTTTGCTTTCTACTTGCGATATAACTTTGTCTTTAGCGTCTTGTATACTTTTAACTAAAACAAAGATAATGTCAAGAGCATCGTTATGAGTATTATTCAAGTCTTGTATCTTAATTTGTTTAGGCTTGCTAACCTTACTAGTATTTAACCAATTAAAGAAGTGTTTAGTTCCAATACTGTCTAATTGTTTGGATTTAGCTGTTTGGTTTACATATGTATATACTATTTTCTTTAAATCTGCAAGACCTGGAATGCTCTCTAAAAAGCCATCAATACGTTTTGCATTTTTATTTGCATAAGATATGATCTTATCAAGTTCGCTTGTATCTACTTCAACAGGTGTTGTGTTATATACCGGACCCATTACAATTAAATCAGGATTAGTATCAAACTGGCTAAAGTCTGTAATAGGTTGTTGTTCGTTATCGCTCATGCCAAATTCTGGAAAGAACGCATGTCCTACTATCATAACTTTAGCACGAGAAATTCGTTGTCCTAGATCGCTATCGGCTTGCACATGGTACGTTGTGTCTGATCTTGGATTAGGTGAAAATGAATATATTCCATTTTCGACATTAGGCTGAGATAAAAAAAGACCATCTGCGTACACATAGCCTTTAAAATTTTTAGGTGTAGCTGCGTCAAACAGAGGATATAAACTTGCAAAGTTTTCTGCAAATTTAGTACGTTGCATTACTTCTTCAGGAGTTTTAGCATTACCAGACTTGTTTACAATAAAGTCTATAATCTCTTCTTGTGAAGTTGCGGTAACTTTACGACTCCATTGATTATGACCGGCTAATACTAATGGCCCGCCTGCTTCTTCTCTGCCCCAATATATTTGAGGATTGCCGTCCCACTTCATTCTAATAGAATCGGAACCTTCGCTTTCAGCAAAATCATTTAAATGTTCAGCTGCTTCAAGTGCGCCTTCAGATCCGTGAAAGAATACTAAGTCTTCTAAGTGATTAAACGCTCGACCTAGTTGCTTAGATTCACTTACAGACCTAAACTCGCTGAATTTCATTTATATTCGCCTTTTTTGATTTGATTCATTTCTTCTGCGTGTATTTTTTTAATAATAGACGATCTTTCCTCCTTTGTCAAGAGCTCATTTGGTCGTTTATTAATATCAAATTTAGAACAGTATAGGCTTGTAGCTTTATCTACCATAGGACCAAGTTCGGCTTCAGGTACATACTTTTCTTTAGTACTACTACAATCTTGCATACGTTTTATAGCAGGAAAAAATGACTTACGATAAAACATAGGGTCGTTACGCATGAATACACACATATCGTCAACTACATCAAATGGTAATTTATCATCAATTGTTTGATCAAAAAATTCGTTTATTTTCATTATACATTCCTTCCAACGCCTCGAGGAGTTGGACGGTATCCACTACGATCACTTTTGAACTTGTCCATCTTTACATCGTCCCAGTATTCAGCATCGGCATCTTCTGGAGATTGTGGATTTAATATTGCATTTAGATCATCGTGTATATCATTAAAGATATCTTGTATTTGTCTTTCAGGACCATCAATACCGCTGATTAAATGATTTGCTACTCCGCTTATGTCTCCTGCATCTGCTAATGCTATTGCTTTTTGTAAATCTCTTGACTTAAACATTGCATTAGGGTCAATACGTTTTAGGCCTTTCATTGCACGTTTAATTGCATCTTCGATTGTATCTGGCTTTTCGTTAATTGCTGCTAAACGATCGCCTAATTCTCTAATTTGTTCTGCTTCTGATTTTTTCATTGGTCATCTCCGCCTGATATTTCTATGTCAAAGTTATCATGTCCTTGCTCGAACATAAATGCTGCTAATCGATCAGCAAAACCGTCAGCTTCTTCGTTTGTTAAATGTTTACCTAAAGGAATTTCGATAACTGGGTTACCATCTGCTGTTTCCAGTAAGTTTTGTTGCGGGAAAATACTTTCGTCTAGTTTACTAATACCGACATTCTTTTCCATGATTACTCTTACAAAGTGTTCCATTATTATCCCTTAATGATTAAGTAAAATACTTGCTACGTTTCCGTCTGTCCAATTACTTATAATCGCACGTACCCAGACATAGTTGCCTGTGAAATTTTTAATGTGTGATCCGGTGGCTTCAACATCATCAGTTAAGTTTGATGACTGATGCAGCGTAGTAGGTAATGTAAACCAGTCAGACTCACTAGGGTCAACAGCAAGACTTGCTTGCATTGTAATACTTCCTAAGAATCCTGATACATTATACTGGACAGTATGCAACCCGTCACTATGCCCATAGTAACCGTCGCCTTTAAATTTGCTTCCTGTATGAGTAGTGTCTACACTATCTCCAGGATGATTTTGATTAGATATTATTATTTCACTACTTAGACTCATAAGTATATTTATCTAGATCACCTTCATAAACTAATCTCTCGACTCGACTTATGCTATCACCTATCATCATACGCACAAGCATTAATACCTTTTCGTCTCTAATATAAAAATAGTTGCCTTCAACAACGCCGTCTTCCATATTAGATAAACACTGATCGCCTATCTTAATTTTATCTAAGTTAGATCTACACCAATTAACTGCTTTAGAAGTTGATCCTGTACTTTTAAGATAAACTTTAAAATCAAATGCTGAGGGGGTGTCGACTATTGATATGTCAGCATTTGCTTTTAATACTTCTCCTATTTCCGGATCAACATCCCAAAATTCTTCAACGGAATCGTAGTCTATAGCAATAATGTCTTGCATTAAGTTTTTATCATTAGAATAGATCCACATGTCGTATCTAGCAATGCGTAGTTTATAGTCGTCGTACTGATTGAGTAATGTATGAAGTTCTTTTGCATAAGTGAATTCAGTTACTGAAACTGATTTAATATAATGCCTGCCCCATTTAAGAGATAGACCATTTTTATGCATTTCGTCTAATTGTAGTAATGTTTTAGTAACCAACGGAAACTTATCAGTTTCCGTCGGCCTTTGCATCTCACGTCGAAACATTGTGCATAGTCCATTACGGATACATACTTTGTATACGTACTTTCCGTAATGAAGCTTTTTTGTATATCTATACTGCAACAGTCTCAACATTTTCTTTTGGCAACAGTACAATTGAATCATTGCTAATAGCAATTTCAATATTACCGCCTGCTTTAAGCGAGCCGAACAGTATTTCTTTTGATAATGGACGTTTAATATCTTTATCAATTACACGCTGTAATGGTCTTGCACCCATTTTAGGATCAAAGCCTTTTTCGACTAAGAAGTCCAATGCCTCGTCTGTTACTGTAATATTAATATTTTTGTCCTTTACAAGATCCTTAAGCTCTACTAGGAATTTACCAACAATTTTCATCATTACTTCTTTACCTAGTCTTGCAAATGTAATTGTACCATCAAGTCTATTTCTAAACTCCGGTGCAAAGAATTTCTTGAGCTCTTTATCGTCGTACTCTTGGTCTTGTGTCCCAAACCCAATAATGTTCTTATCTGCTTGCTTTGCACCTAAGTTAGATGTTAGAATAAGAATAGCATTTCGAGCATCAGCTTCTTTACCGTTTGAACCAGTTATCTTACCGTTGTCCATTACTTGCAGTAAAATTTGTGAAACATCAGGATGTGCTTTCTCAATTTCATCTAATAGAAGTACACAGTTAGGAGATTCTTGCAATCTTTCAATTAGTAATCCTGCTTTATCTTCGTGTCCGACATATCCCGGAGGTGATCCAATTAATTTAGCAACACTATGCTTTTCTTGATACTCTGACATATCAAAACGTACAAGTTTTACACCTAAGTTTTTAGCAAGTTGCTTTGCTGTTTCTGTTTTACCAGTACCTGTTGGCCCCATAAACACAAAACTACCAATTGGCTTGTCTTCTGCTTTAAGTCCAGCTTGACTTACATAAATTTTGTCAACAACTTTCTCAATTGCTTCGTCCTGCCCGTACACAACCTTCTTCATATTTTCTTCAAGTTTTGCTAGACCGGTGGTTTCTTTTTCCATAACTTGTTCAGCTGGAATATCTACCATTTTAGCAAGCTCGAACTGAATTTGCTCTTCACCAACAATTTTGTTTTCGCTTTGGTTGTTTACTTTAAAACGTGAACATGCAACATCGATTAAGTCAATTGCTTTATCTGGTAATTTTTTATCACTTTGATACTTCACACTTAGTTTTACAGCAGCTTCAATTGCTTCTTCTGTAATTGTTGTTTGGTGATAATCTTCATAGTACTTTTTAATACCACGCAAGATATCTTTAGTTGTTTCTGCTGTAGGTTCACCAATAGTTACACGCTGGAATCTGCGCATTAACGCACGATCCTTTTCAAAGTATTTACGATACTCTTCCCATGTAGTTGAAGCTACAACTTTAATATCACCTTTAGTAAGTGCCGGCTTTAGCATATTTGCTAAGTCATTTGCATTACCTTGTCCGCCTGAACCTGCACCATTAATCATATGTGCTTCGTCAATAAACATAATAGTCTTGCCTTGCTTAATTAAAGCAGACATTACTTGCTTAAAGCGTTCTTCAAAATCTCCTCTGTACTTAGACCCAGCTAACATAGCGCCAATGTCTAAACTATATACTGAAAATTCTTTCAAAAAGTCTGGCACATTGTCGTTGATAATGTTGTATGCAAGACCTTCAGCAATAGCAGTTTTACCAACACCTGGATCGCCTACCATAAGCACATTGTTTTTTGCTCTACGTCCTAATGCAAGTGCTAAACTTTCTAGCTCATTACTCC